CAATTGCATCTGCAACTGACTCATCTGACTTTGCTACAGGAAGTTCGGCTTCAACTTCTGGAGCAACGCTCTCTTCTTCTACTACTGGAGCAGAAGGAACTGCACCACCATCGTCTGACTTTTCAACAACAGTATCTGTTGCTGCTGCTTCAACGACTGCAGGAGTTTCTACTTCTGCTGGCTGTGCCTCTGGAGTAATTTCAACATTTTCAACTACAGCATCTAATACTGCTTCTGTTGCTTCTGTCATTTTATTTACCTCCTTGGTAATCTTAATTGTACTAATGCCTTTAGCACTATCAACTAAGAACTTTATCATGTTTGCTTTTTCTTCATCACTTTTTTCTACGAAACCAATGTTTTCCATATTCTTACCACTGACTGGGCTTTCTGCTGTTTCTGAGTCAGATACTAATACGATACCGTTTTCAGAATCGTAAAAAACATTTTCAATTACTGCATCTACTGATGCTCCAGAAATAACATTATGTCCATTAACCTTTTCAACAGAAATGATGCTTGCAAATTGGTTTGCTGGGCTATCTACAAGAGATAGTTCATAAAGATCATAATCCTTAATAATGCGAATTGCCTTGTCCATGTCTGCATTATATGCATCATCCCAAGACTTAATATTTCCACCAATAGAAAAACCACTATATGTGCCATCTAGGACTTTCTCCCAGGCATCTTGTGCACCCTTTGAAACGTATGCAGATACATAAACTCCGCTATAGAACTTCTTTGAATTAGGGTCAAAATACTTATCTTCTTTAAATGAGACTATCTTTCCTACCGCTGATGGTTGGTGCATTTCTCTTAAATTGCCACGGAAATTTTTAAATGCCTGAAGACTTGCCTCAGTTGTAACAATATCATCTTGCTTATCAATATTGTCAAGAGTTGCAAAGCCAGAGACCATACGGCGTTCTACATCTACCTTGCCAATAGGCATTGACAGACGGACGCTATTCTTGTCTGTTGTCCAGTGTGCTTTATTGATTAACATATCGTTATCCATTATACCAAATGTTTTAAGAGATTTCTCAATTACTGAGACGCTCTTCCCTCTCCTTGTGGATTACGGCCATCAGTAGTTGCTGGTCCATCTGATTGACTATTTGTTCTTTGTGCATCTCTTTGACGATTGCCAGCAAGATTTGCTCTTGCATCTGTTGCCTGTCTTGGAGTCATAACAAATGGAACATCCCCGTCTTTTCTCTGTGGCAAGTCAAGTGCTTCACGAGCCTCATTTGGAGTCATGACCTGAGTCTTGACATATCTTTCAATAATTTGAGATTGAGCAATTTCATCAGTAAGAGTTAGTTCATTAAACTTAAGTTCAAGAACATCTGTCTTTTCCTTAATGATTTTATTGACAACCTTCTCAAGGTGATGTTGTGCAGGACGAGCAACTTGCTCTTTAAATGTTCTATCCTGAGAAAGTGCTGCTGCAAGTCCAGACTCTGATCCACCTAGTTTTGAAATAGGTACTTGATGAGCAATTAAAATATCATCACGATTTTGTTTACGATACTCCTTGAATGATCCATCTTGGATACCGTTTTCAATTGGCTCCATCTTGAACTCAACCTTGTTTTGATCTGTATCTCCTGGAAGTGGGATATATAGGGTTCTATGAGACTGAGACTTTAGCCCAGTTTGAAGGAATCTAAACATCTTATCTTCTGCGTCTCCAGATAACTTTGCACCCTTTAGAGTAATGATATATCGTGGTACCGCTTTGTTTTCAAAGTAGTCAATGTTATATCTTGAAGCAAGTTGGTCTCCAATTAGAGATGGCATTGCAGAAACAATATCTGGAATACCGTAGTAGGTATTTAGTGGAGAATAAGACTTGATATGAATAATCTCATTTGCACGAGTATCTGCTGTTACTGGGTTTGGATTGGTTGCACCAAAATTTCTAAAGTAAACAACTGCCTGTCCAATAATCTGAAGGAATCCATCGTTTAGTCTACGGACACGAACAGTAGTTGCTGGGATGTGACCGATGTATCCAATCTCGCCCTTAATAGTTCTACCAACTTCAACAAACCCATTACCTGTTGCTTCAACATCTGTATAAACCTTTTCCATGATCTTTGTAAAACTATCATCATCATTAAGGTTTTCTAGCCAGTCACGTAATTCAATCTTGGCTCTTTCAATTCTATTTCTTGCTCTATCTGTTGCTGATTCGTCTTCTGACATTTCTAGTCTAAGCGCAGTTCTATCTGCAATGTCAAAACGATATCCAAGACCAACAATGTTTTCTACCTTTGCATCAATTGCTGCATGGTTAGCAAAAGATGTATCATAAAAATTTGCAAGTTCATACATGTTATATGGTGGTGTGATTACGTCAAATAGACCGTATCCATTTCTATATACCGTTCCAGGATTAAGAGCCTTTGATCCAGCATCTACTCCAGATGGAGTTGCATTTGCAGAGTCTAGGTATGCTTCAGTTGGTGTAATTGCTTTGCTTACTTGTCTTGCTACACGACGACGAAAATTTTGATCTAGACCAGAGTATTTTTGTAACTCTTCCCAGTTTTTATTAAACGGGTCACTTAAGTTAAACTTACTTTCTTCTTGCTCTTGAGTATTTAAACTTGCTCTAACATACTGGAAGTTGTCATCGTCATCAGTCACTTTCGTATGCATCCCTTCCGTGTGTGTTTAATGTTTTTTGTGCATCGGCAATTGCGCCAAGATCATTAACATTTGGAATTAAACCTTGTCTCATTCTATCTTTTTGTTCTGAATATTCTTCTTCAGATACCCTGGTTAATCCAGGAACAAAATGGGCTGTTCCATCTCCATCATCACCATTAAATACTGCAGCCCTTTTAAGTTCTGCAATCTTTGATATATCTCCCTTTTGAGAAGGAATATTTAATACAGAGCCAGTTCCGTCAGTAAACCATTTTCCATTTGACTTCTTATATACATATAGGCCCCAGTCATAATGCTTATCAATGACCTTACGGCGTACATTTTCAACAATTGGCTTGCCAGTTTTTGGGTTAATTAAAGAATCCATAACCATAAGTATACCAGATTACACTGGTGAGCCTACAGATATTGACCATGTAGTATCATTATATATTTTTATCTTATCTGCATCAAATATAATACCACTATCGTCATCTATAACTATCTTATTAGTTCCCATAAAGTTGCTATATATTTCTTGAGCGTTTACCCCATAAAGTGCTGATGCAGAAATAATAAGCAGTCCATCCCAGGTATAGTTGTTTCGCCAATATGCCCAATTCTTGCTTGAAATTCCGTCATTCTGAACTTTAATCCAAGGTCTAGTAATTTTAGACTGTACCTGCTGAAGATTATTTGCTTGATAGTATGAGATATTATTAAAAATTGCTGGACTATTAAGGTTTATTGATCCTCTAAATAGGTCAAAGTTTAGCGCTGTTCCAAAGTTAATTCCAAGAACAGCCCACTCATTTATTGTTAATACTGGCTCTCTAACCAATTGTCCATTTAAGTAATAAGAGATACCCTGAAAGTCTGAGTTATCTCTCTTGTTTTTAGCATAGATTCTTCCTCTATTGCCAAGTTTATCATTAGCAACTATATAAAATATAATTGTGTCATCCTTATAAACTAATTCAAATAAACTTATCGGTGTTGCAGTAAATGAACTTTGGTCATATCTAATCCAAGACTGAACAGCGCTGACCTTATAGTTTTCTGCAAGAAACTGGTTAACTGGCATAGAGATACCACGATCAAAATTATAGTCAAAATCTCCACGAACCTGTATACCAGAAGTTCTATTCATATATAAATAAGGTGTGCTTCCTTTATAGATAGTAAATGGATTCTTTGACTTATAGTCATAATACAGCCCAGACTTTTTATATGGAAATAAGTTTGTTCCAAGTCTTGTTCCAATTGGATTAAACGAGTTATCATCAAGTGCTTGCGATGCAATCTCAAGCCTTCTTAGTAACACTGGTTTTGTTAAAATTCCACGAATATTAAAGTCTAAATGATAAACTATGGCAATATTATTAAAATCAATATCTTTTCTTGGATAGATAACTGTATTATCAACAACCTCAAACTTTGTTGTTGACCAAGATGGGTAGTCTGAAATATCTATAACGCCATTTTCTTTTGCAGACACAGTTGTAGCAAAATTACTTTGAGGAAGGTTTGCACCTTCTGAGACATACTGAAAAGTTACATAACTTCTTATTGCTGCAGCATTAGTATTGTACTCATAATATTTTAATGCTTTTTGCTTTACATCTTCATAGTTTTTCCATCCAGTCAAAAGAGAGTTATCTATTTGGCTATAGGTTTTTTGTGCTAAGGATGAATATTCGTTGTCTAAATCTTGATAGGTCCAAGACCCAGTAGTTTCTGTTTCTAGCAAAGTTGGAGATGATGGATACCCAATATTAAACTGTAAAAAATCTAAATCATAAAAAGAATTTCCAATATCATTTTTTACATATTGTCCAAAATATGATAATGGCATATAGTCTTCCCAATATCCAGAAACACCTATATCTAGAAATAAACTACCATAGGAATAGGTTGGCAAAAGAGTATAACTTGCTGTGTGCGATAATAACAATAAAGCATTTTCAGATGACTCAATACCGCTTCCAACATACGTGTCTAATACTATAATTCCATTATCATCAAAACAAGTAGATATTAAGTTTGTGTTTAAATCTGTTGAAAATCCAATAGAAAATATATAACCCTTAAATGTTTTAGATCCAGAATTATCTCCGCCAACATAAAGACTTAGGGAGTTTTGATTTCCAAAGAATGTTGCAAGGTTTCCACCAAAAGAATTTACAAGTGTTTGAATATTAATTCCAGCAGCAAATAGTTCTTCAGTTGCAAATTCATCTGTACGATATATTTCTTGATATATTCCTGAGTAATATAAAGAATAAACAACCTCTAGTCCATCTACGTTAATAGAAAAGTAGTTTCCTGTGCTTTGATTATATATCTTAAACAATATCTCTTCTGCTTCGTCTGTTCCACTTCCTTGATTATTTACCTGAAATACTCCATAAATAGACGCAACGGTTGAATTTAAAATATTAAAATTTCCAAAGTTAATATATGCCCCATTATTATTCCAAGTTGGATCTGGATTTAATGAGATAAAGTGAGCATCTGTTCCTAAATCTCCACTGGTAAGATTTTGATATATCGTATCTGAGTCATCATAAAGTTCTTGTAGTGTTTTTGTACCAGTAAAAATTGTTGGAAGTGAGTATTGTGGTGTTGTCAATGCAGTTGCTGTTGTGCTTAAGTTATCAAAACTTCCCTGCTCCCATTTTGCAAAATCTGGATACTTATAGTTTGCAGTATAGTCAGCAAAAGAATAATCTATTAGTGCGGAAGTTCCTCCATATGCTGCATCTATATTTTCTCCTGACCCAACACCTTGACCATAGACATATCTTCTTTTTGCAATAATTTCTGGAACCTGATAAGAATATATTGCAATACAGTCAATTTCAACTGGAGTTACATCTTCATGTGCATAAAATCCAATCCAATCTTCTCCAATTAAAGATGGAAGTGCAATTGATTTTGTTATAAAGTCTAAAGAAATAACCTGCTCACCATTTAATAAAACTGTGGCATTATCAGCAATTATTCTTATGTCTACTAGCATTGGCCTAAACCATTCACCAACAAAATAAGAATTAAAACTTCCCCCAATAAGCAATGTCAAAAATCCACCCTCTACATAAAGACCATCTTCACTTGCTATTGGACCAAATATTTTTTTAGGAGCAGCAGCATTACAATTAATCCTTGCCCAAAATTCAACAGTGTAGTCTTTATTTCTTCCAGTTTCGTGTAAAAATCCTTTTCCAGGAAAAATAAATGATGGCTCACTATTAATATTTGGTGTAAGTTTTGTAATATTTGATGCACCAAATACTAAAGGAATTCCAGTATTTTTTGCAACTAAAGAATTTCCATTAACAAGATAATAAGCCACATCTGAAGAAATTCCGTATGCTGGGGCTTCTATAACTGATGCGGTTGTAGATAGTTCAATGTCTGCTGGAAAATTTTGATAGGTTGTTCCTAAAGAGTTAACATTGAACTCTTCTGACCACTGACCAAAAGTTATTCCATTAAAGTAAATCTCATAATCATTTATGTTATCTCCACCAGAATTTGTAACAACCTTTATAACAATTTTACAGTTTGCATTTTCATTTGGAATTTCAAATGTTTCAGAAATAAAACCCCATTCTTGAAAAACAGTAGTTTCAAACTTTTTTAATTTTTGAATAACATTAGATGTTGTTGTATCTGTATACTCATATCCAATATAAACTGAATTAAGATATGTTGTATTTGAATAAAAATATGTTGATATACAGAAAGAACCTAAAGACTGTTCTAGATCAGTAAAGTTTACTATTTCTGGGCTTTTAAAAATTGCTTCATTTGTTGATCCTACTGGAACATTACAACTGACCTTAGTTGTATAACTGTCTATAAAAGGTTCTCCAGTTAAACTGGTACCAGCAGAAAAAGAACACTTATCGGCCTCCCATAGAGACATAATATTTCTTTGCTCTTCTGATATTAAACTAATATAGTCTAACTTATCATCTAGTGCCCAAAGAGCCATTGGGTGTTCACTAAAAATCTTTTCTGCATATAAATTAGATGGATTAGACATTATTCTCCTATAACCTTATTATAGCAGGATAAGGGCTAATATAGTTTAATCTCACATGCATCTGTTGAGCAGTATTGCTCTCCTTCTGCCTCAAGATTTTCAACTCCATCATAAATAGCAGACCAATCAATCTTGCCAATTGTACCAACATAAGAATTATAGTCTTCTCTTGATATTTCAGTATATGGTTGCTGTGGATATGTTTTATTTCCCATTGGCAAGAATGAAACAGCCTTTAGTTGTCCCTCATACATATTAAGTGCTGGAGCAATAAACTGCTTTTCTGTTTCACTATCAAATGATAAGGTTACAGAAACACCATTGTCTGACCAATATTTTTGAGCAGTTGCTGCCAAACCAATTTTTTCAAATAGACTAACCTGTTTTTCAGCACGCTTATGTCCTGATGCAACTGGGAAGTAAACTACTGAAGTGTTTGCAGATACAATGTCTGCCTCAATCTTATACCCCGCTGCTTTAAATAAATGAAGCATTGGGTCAGTATTTCCAAAACGAATAGCACGAAGATAGAACTCTCCTCCAGGACCCCAGTGAACTCCAGGAGTTGCACCAGAAAGAAGTGAAACAGACCCTGATGGCTTAACTGTTGTTACACGAACTGATTCACGAACACAGAGCCACTCAGAGTACTGATGGTCATAGTGACGAATCTTGTTATATCCTTCATCCATCCATTCACGAGTTGTTGGCAATCCATATGTGTCTGCAAATGATGCAATGCCAGTAAGGGATGTACCAATGCGACGATTTCGTTGCATAATTCCGTTTGTCTGTTGCCAATGTGTTGGCATAAGAGTTACAGTCTTTCCATAAAGATATGCAAACTTCAATGTCTTGAGGAAGTCCTCCTTAGACTCATGACGATTTAGATGCACTTCTACAAGTGTACAAAGTTCGTATGATTCTAATGGCTGCTCCGCACAAGGATTGAATCCCATAATACGGGAATCCTTATAGTCTGGTGCATCTTTTAATCTACCGTAATCTCTAGCAACATCTAACCAAATAAATCCTGGCTCTCCGTTATCAGCAATTAAATCTACATAGTCTTCATATTTTGTTCCAACTGTTGCTGAAATAGAATTATTTGACATCCATGCCCATCCTGGCTTTTCTGGATCATATGAGTTACGATCTGGAAAAACTTCTGGATTTTTAAGATTAATAAAACCATCATCTTTTGGTGTTCCAAGTGCAAGGGTGGCAGAACGACGAACATTTCCAGAAACAACACATGTTCCAATAAGATTAACTATATCTACAATTGCACGGCTATCTAGTAGTTCTCCAGCCCTAGAACCAATTACATTGCGAATACGTGTATGGAGATCAATAAGTGGTGCTGGACCGCTTGCAACGCCTCCAAAGCCTTTAATAGGTGCTCCTAGAGGACGGATAAGGTCATAATTAAACTCTTGAATAGGTTGATTTTGACGAAGGAATGAATTAATTAAAAGACGAACTGACTCTACCCATCCTTCACGAGTATCTGGAATCTCATAAATAGATGCTGGCTCAGTAGGAGCATAGATAGACATTTGTTTATCTTGTCCCATGGTATCAAACCCAACTCCAATACCCAACATTAATGCATCCATTACCCAAGCAAATAATGCACCTGGATCATTGCGATCAATATCTCTTGTTGAAACCATTGCACAATTTTGAAGAGATGCAGAGTTGCGCTTCTCCATAGTCATAGGAGTTCCAAAAGCCCAGAGTCCACGACCTGGTGGTGTCCACTTTAATTCAAACATTCTTTGAAATGCTTCTTGTGCAGACTTCTGAGCCTTGTTATCATTCCAAGGAAGGCGATTATCTTTAGCATGATTTTTCTGGACTGAGTACATACCCTCAATTACACGACGGCAAACCTCATGCCAACGTTCTTTTGTACCGTCTTCTTTAACACGAGAATATGTACGAATAAATGTAATCTCTCCTAATGAGTTAGATCCAGCATCTGAAAATCCAAATGGGGCTGAAACATTATTATATTTATTTACAAAATCTTCTGATAGACGAAACGAAAAAACTTCTGACATTTATTTACCTTTCTAAGCAAATTATATGAGTACTTTGAGTTTTCCAAAGTGGTCTTAAGTATATCACAAATTTACAAAGAAAAAAACTCCGTTTTATGCGGAGTTTTAATTCTTTAACTATAAAGTTAAGGTTTAGTACTTTTGGTTTTACCAAGCACTCATTATGTTCATAATATCACGATCTACTTCAAATCCACTACCATCAGTGTATACTGTTGAAGTAGTATTAATTTTTACTAGTCCAGTAATTGTTGTTGTTGTTGATCCTGATGCAATTGATACGTTACCAATTGTTGGTGCTGAGTAACCTGAAACAGTACCCCAAGAAAGTGTTCCTGAGCCATCTGTTGTAAGATACTTACCAGAGTTTGATGTCTGTGATGGAAGAAGGGCTGCTGCTGCAGTTGATGCTGTAGTTGCACCAGTACCACCGTTTGTTATTGCAAGAGTTCCAGTTACACCTGTTGATAATGGAAGACCAGTAGCATTGGTAAGTGTTCCAGATGCTGGAGTTCCCAATACTGGAGCCGTCATTGTTGGGCTAGTAAGAGTTTTATTTGTTAATGTTTCTGTACCCGCTAAAGATGCAAAGTCAGCATCTGTAACTGCGGTATTAAATTGTGCTAGAGTTCCTGATACTGTATTTGAACCTAAAGCAACTGTTTTATTTGTAAGGGTTTCTGTTGCAGCAGTTTGTAATGTACCGTTTAGATAAATCGCTTTTCCAGAAGCAAGATTAATGTGTTCTGATGAAGTCCAAGCATCTGTAGCATCTACCCAGTTAAATGTCTTATCTGTTGCACCCTTTAATGTGATACCGCCACCATCTGCAGTTGCATCTGAAGGAGTGGCAACGTCACCAAGAGTAATATTCTTATCATCTACTACAAGGGTAGTTGAATTAATTGTTGTAGTTGTTCCATTTACCGTCAAATCTCCAGAAAGTGTTAAAGATGTTCCTGTTGCTACGCCAATCTCTGGTGTTACCAATGTTGGTGATGTTGCAAATACTAAAGCACCAGAACCTGTTTCACCAGTAACTGCTGCTGCTAAGTTTGAAGAAGAAGGTGTTGCTAAGAAAGTTGCAACTCCTGTTCCAAGCCCATCTACTCCAGTTGATATTGGTAGTCCTGTTGCATTTGTAAGAACACCAGAGGCAGGGGTACCAAGTGCGGGGGCAGTCATTGTTGGTGATGTTAAGGTTTTATTTGTCAGGGTTTCTGTTCCAGCAAGTGTGGCAAAGTCTGCATCAGTAACTGCTGTATTGAATTGTGCAATTGTTCCTGATACTGTGTTTGAGCCAAGAGCAACTGTCTTATTTGTTAAAGTTTCTGTTCCTGCAAGTGTAGCAAAATCTGCATCTGACATTGCAGTATTGAATTGTGCTTTTGTTCCAGTAAGTGTATTTGAAGTTAAATCAACTGTTTTATTTGTGAGTGTTTCAGTACCTGCAAGAGAGGCTACGTCAGCATCAGATACTGCAGTATTTAACTGAGCAAGTGTTGATGTAACTGTGTTTGAGCCAAGTGAAATTGACTTATTTGTAAGAGTGTCTGTTGAATCTCTAAGAACTACTGTTCCTGTTGCATCTTGAAATGTTACAGTTCTATCTGCTGTTGGATCTGTGACTGTTAAAGTTGTTTCAAAAGCATTGTCTGTAAGTCCTTCAAAAACAATTCCTGTTGTAGCATTAATTGTTGTGCTGTTAATAGTAGTAGTTGTACCACTTACTGTTAAATCTCCTGAGACTGTAACGTTTCCGCTTCCATCTGCTAGAACAACTGTTCCAGTTGCATTAGGAAAAGTGATTGTTCGATCAGCAGTTGGGTCTGTAACTGTTAGTGTTGTTTCGTATGTGTTATCTGTAGCACCCTCTATAATAATAGATGATCCAGTAACAATTGCATTTTTTGATGCATCAAGGCCTACAACACCAGATGCTGCTCCTACGTCTGAATCCTGAAGGTATGCTCCAAGAGATGAGGCAATAACATCTGTTGCATCTACAAAGTATGTAAGATCAATCCAGTAATTTACTCCATCACCAATTTTAAATTTATTAGTGTCTGACTCCCAGCCGATTTCTCCAGCATTTAGGATTGGGCCGTCGCCATCGTTTGAAGATACCCATTGAGCAGCAGTACCTCTTCGCTGTTGCATTCTTGTTGCCATTTATTTACTCCTCCATAGGTGTATAGTCATATTATATCAGGTTTTAATTAAATACTTCTGTTGCAATACCGCCATCATATGTAGCAGCCCAACTGTTAGTATTATAAAAACCAGCATCTTCTTCTGCGCCAGCCTCATTGTAAAAGCCAGCATCTTTAAACGTTGAAACAATTAAACCAGTTCCACCAATTGCTGTATCGTGGATGTGTTGTGGAGTCTCAATAGTATCTTGAAGTAACGCAGTAGTGTTCCACTGACCATTGTAAAAAAATAAAAGTCTATTATTCTGTGTATCAATAAAAAGTTCACCATTTACAGCATCTGTAGCATTAGGCGCATTAACTCCTTGCGGAACAAGAAGTTCTCTACTATCTACATAAAGTTTTGTTGCTGCGTGTGTATTTTCAGTTGGGGTGCCAACTACGACTGCTTGACCAAAAGTACCGCCTTCGGCTACATTAAGCCCATGCTTTACTTTAAAGTCTTTATTTACTGTTGCCATAGTTGACTCCCGTCCCTAAATTATGCTTCGATATAGATCTTGTGAACCTTAACATCAGTTCCTGCTGCTGCTCCAGTTACCTGAAGAAGAACATTTCCTGCAGAATAAACTGCATTTGTTGTTCCTAGTTCGCCATTGCTTTGTACATCAGCGTACTCTGTTACATAAACATCGTT